ACCACCGGTAGTAACAACTTTATCAAATATGTTATTATATTTTTGATTATCCCCATATGGTGCCAATCCCATTACTTTATACTCACCTTCGTTTGGTTTAAATCCTAAATAAGCAGTAAATGCTGAATATATTAATCCTAATGAATGTGGAAAGTGTAGGGTTTGTATCTTATGAAATCCTTTCTCATCACACATCGCTGCATATATAGTATGTGATTCACCAACTCCATCAATTGAGAGGCCTATTGCTTTATCAAATGGTGATGTGTAGTAAGATAGTGCTAAATGTGAATGGTGATGTAATGAATATAAAATTTCTCCATCATATCCAATTGATTTTAATATTCCTTTTAAATTACCTTCCGATTGATTCCATCTTTTTAAGAATTGTCTCCATTTCATTGGATATCTTAAACCACCCCACTTACCAATTGTTTCTCTAACTCTTTCGAATTTGTCGTTTGGATTTTCATACCAACAAACCATATCAATTTCATCAATTGTTATTTTTGCGTATTCCAAACACCATTGAATTGCTTTAAACGGAAAAGAACTATCATGTTTTTCGCCAGATAGTTTTTCTTCTTCAATTGCACATATAACTTTACCATCTATAACTAAAGCTGCTGCTGAATCATGGTAAAATGCTGATAGACCTAATTGTATCATATTTAAATTTTTATATCACCTTCTCTGTCAAATTCATTATAAAGTGCCATTTGTTTTTCTTTCATCTTATTGACAACTTTGGTAATATAATGAGTAGGGTGACCTGTCATTTCTCTAATAAGTAGATATAGTGATTTTTTATTAAAATTTTCTATGTAATTTGCTCTTCTAAATAATTCTAATACCGAATCTGCAATTTGCATATCCCTTTTCTTTGGGAAATGGTTTTCTAAATGTTTATCCCAATATTCTAACATTCTAATATTAAATGTTCTATGTTCGTCATTTCGTTCCTCCTCTCTAAAATTATTTTCAGTATCAAATGATTCTGGCAATCCGGACATTACATCTGTATCTTTATATCTTTTATAGTTTGCATTATTATTAAGAATTAAATAGTTTCTTGCAACAATAGTAAAATAACTAAATGCTTTACCTTTGCCGGCTTTGTACATATGAATTTTTTCAATCATAAATGCAACAACCTCAGCCATGACATCTTTTGGGTCGTCATCAAAATAAGTAAACTTCCATTTATTATAAACAATTTCTGCAAGTTTGTCAAATGCGGATGCAATTCTTTCTCTATATAATTTATCTTTAATATATTGGTCATCCGTTAGATTATACTCAATAATTGCATCTTCGGTATCTTTTGGAAAATATTGTCTATTAGGGCCTCTTTTCTTTCTAATTGGCATCTTTTTGTTGTTTGAATTTTTCTATTGTTTCTTTGATTTGATAAAATATAGAACCAACTTCATCATCCTTCTCAAACATTTCACGACTATCAATTAGTCTTAATGCTTCCAGTAATGCTTCGTTTCTGTCAATTTCTGTTTGTATAAATTTTTGTGTATCTTCATATGTATCTTCGTATTTTTCTAATTTTTTAAGAAGATTATAAACTACATATGATAATGTAAGTATGAGTAATGTAAGTATTGTATATATCATATTAAACGATTTCATATCCTTGTAAAAATAATTTGTTTGCATTTTTGAATTTAACTTCAACCAGTTCACCTTCTTTTGATTTCATTACAATCCTTTCATTTCTACCAAAGTCTACTTTTTTTACTACTTGTGTATTATATACTCTATCTTTAATTGTAAATCCGTCTAAATGGTCAATTTCATGTTGAACGATAACTGTCATCATTGTTTCTTTTGATATTGATTCATTTGCTTTATCACCATCCGGATTGATTTCAAAAGTCAACTCACCCAAATTATCCGTATCAATTACAACTTTACAAGCTCTAATAGTTCTAGTTGGTTTTGTAAGTGATGATGGAATAGATAAACAACCTTCCATAAAAAGAAAACCTTCTTTGGATTTTTCTTTTATCATTGGATTGACTAAGAATAATTCTTCATCTCCAAATTTAATATAACAAGCTCTCTTTTTAATTCCTAATTGAGTTGCTGAAATACCTAACCCTGGATATTCTGTTAGTCCTTGTTCCAATTGTTTTCTTAATTCATCTGCTTCTTGTTGAGTTATTTCCGATTTTAACACAGGAGTTTTAAGATACTCCGTAAACTCTTTTGTTGTTAGTCCGTTAGAACCTTTGTCGACTATTAATTTCATATTTTATTTTTTTAATCCGTATTTAATCCACTTATACCAAACTCTTTCGTGAATGTAATATTGAATGGGTTTATAAATCAATTCTGCTACTCCAAATGCTGCTCCAACTTTAATTGAACCACTTATCAACCACATTAATAAGAAACCAACTATGGTACTTATAATGCGATATGATATGGTTTTAGCAATGTGTCTCTTACGCTCTACTATCATCTTCGGTATCTATATTGTAAACGATTACATCACCATTTGAGTCGATGTATTTTTTTCTAATTGCAGTTCCACTAATTTGTTCAATTTCTTTTGGTGGTTCGTGATAGATTACATCATATCCAACACCTCTACCATAATTTACACTTTCAATATCGGGTATAATAGATAACATAATTTTATCCCAATTGTTTGTAAAAAATGTTTCTTGTTGTAATTCTCTTAATACTTCTTGTGCTGATTTTGGATTGTTTTCATCTTGTTGAACATCCCTAATTGCTACCCAACAATTCTTTCCCTTTTCTAATTGTTGATTTATTAACCACTCATGACCTTTATGCCATGTTTGCCATCTTCCAATAAATAATGCGTATTTTTTCATATTTGTAATATACGAAAATAATTTTACAATACCAAATAATTAATAAGTTTTGATATTTTCCTCTTCGTTTCTGAATTTTGCTAATTCTCTAACGGTTCCACCTTTTGATTTTAACCAATAATTAACAGCCTTTGGATTATTTATCCATAAATTTCTTTTTTGCCATTGAAATTCCGGGTGCATGTATTCTTCCCATTTTAAATGTTCGGTTTCTTCTATAATTTCAGAAGCAGGTGTAACATCAACCACAACATCAGTAGATTCAACATTTGTATCTTCTTTTTTTTCGTTAATCTCATTTTTTTCTGTTTCGTTAAGAATATTTTCCACTATAACTTCATTTTTATCCTCTTTTGTAGAATTTTTTCCACTATCTCCGTAAACTTCGTAATTTTTGTAGTTTTCTTCCATCAAATCGTCTAAATTATCATATAACCCCAATTTTTCGTCATTTTCTATAATTTCACCTAAAAGTTGTCTTTGTCTACGTTTTTTATCACCAATCATTCCGTTAAATGCGATAATTAAAGCAACAGCCAACGGGTCAAATACTATTACAATCAAAAATATAAAGAATTTTACAACATTTTTCAATTCTATACCAAACGCCTCAGCAACAAACCTAAAACCACCTACTTCTTTCTCCAAATCTATATTAGTAGTTTTAATTTCGTTGATTTTTTCATTTTCTTTTGTGTTTTGGTCTTGTAAATCACTAATTTTTTTGTTAATTTTAGCAATCTCTTTGTCTCTATTGTCTATTGAACGAATAAGACGAGAATTTACCTTACCACCATCTAATATTTTACCTTGATTCTTATTAAACTCACTAATTTGTGTTGATAATTGTGTAATTTGGGTAGTATTTTGGTCAATTTTAGTAGAGTGTACCATAATTTCCCTATCTACCTGTTGTAGTTTGAGTGATTGTGCCTGAAAAGCATTAGAAAGGTAACCAAATATACCCGCAGATGTAATTAACATTAATAATGCAACTGCAGATACTAAATACCACTTATTAAATCCTTGAATTTCGTCCCATTTTTGTTTAAGGTAAGTTGCTGCTACTAATTTGGCAAATTCCAATGACGTAGCCATCACCATTACTGCGGTTGAGGCACCACTAAATAGGACACCCAATCCAGTTACGGAGAAAAATGCTGCACATCCGGCGATAATTAGTGCAGAAAATCCGACTAAATATTTAAGCCAATTCATCTATCTATTGATTCGTGTTAATTCGGAAATCCTTTCAGCTATCTTTCTTGCATCTTCCAATGTAGTATGTGCTTCGGATGGTGACATATGTTGTGCACCTGTAATTCCGTTTTGTAAAATCCTCAACTTTCCGTCTAAAGATTCCAATAACATTTGTATTTTTTCGTTGTATATCATGTTCATAAATATTTAATAAATAAAAAAAAGGTAGAAGTAATGACTCTCCTACCTTTGTAATATACAAAAAATAACTGAATTAACCTAATTTTAGGGTTAATTTTTTTGGTTTGGACTCTTCTTTTCTTTCAAGCGTAATTAAGAGAATTCCATTTTTAATCTCAGCTTTTGCTTTTTTACCATCAAAGTTTTTGCCTACTTGGATTCTTTCTTCAATATCCGAAACCAATTGATTAAAAGGACTTTCTTTATCCTCTTGTGTTTTTTTAGCTTTAATTTCAATCTTGTCCTCAAAGCAATTAATTTCAATATCTTCTGGATTGTGTCCTAATACCGATAGTGCAATACTCGCTACTTCGTCTTTAATGTCTACTGCGAATTTGTTTGGAACATAAGTTGTTGTTTTTGGTTCATCAAAGAACTCTTCGAATAATTTACTGTAATTAATTGTGTACATAATAAATGTTTTTTTGTTAATAATACTCCATATAGTCCAAATACTATACCAACCCTAATCATGTAACAAAGTTATGACAAAACTACCCTAACTTTATTACAAATCGGAAAATGTGTCATTAAATTACGTTATCTTGTCTTTCAATGATTGTCGACATATGGTCTGCCCAATGCATAATAAATTGTAACTTATAAACTAATTGTTTCTTTAAGTCGTGACCTGCTAAATACTTTTGATTATCTTCATCATACATACCATCGGTAAGTTTGATTGCAAAATACTCTTTTTCATTATAAGTAATACCATAGTCGTTTAGTGTAAAAAACGTTCTATCGGTTAAAGTCATATAAGGTATCTTCTCATTACGAACAAATAAAGTTCCGTATTTCTTTTGAGACCACTCCTCTTGATTTGGTAAATAGTGTAGTTCTGCTTTAACACCCAACTTTCCTAAGTCGTGATGTAGACAACTAAATATTAATTCTTCTTCGGTGAAATCAATCTCTCCACCTTGCATTACGAACAGGTCTCTCATTTTAAGAGCGTTCTTACATACATTAAAGATGTGGTCTATATACCCACCTATATATGCGTTATGGTAGTGTTTTGAACCAGATGCGGCAGATAGTGTAAGGTTAACACCCAATTCTTCTTCGGAATACATATGGAGTAATTTCTCCAATCTTTCTCCTTTGAAATATTTCTTAATTATACCTATAAATCGGTCATAATTTGCTTTTAATTCTTGTTCTGTCTTTTGTTTCATAATTTAGAGTTTAATTGTTTATAATACTCTAATATAAGACAAATATTTGACATTACCAAATTTATATTAAGGTATTTTTTGTTAAATTAGGTATAATATTATAATTTATATTGAGTTTTTTTGCAATCACATTTGCAATATAAAGGTGGCCAGCGGTATTGGGATGTCCTTCATTATCATGTATATATTTTTTTGATATTAGTAAATTTCTATTTATTAATATAGATTTAGTCCAATCCATCTCATTATATATTTCTAATTTTTTAATAGAATTATTCAAATCCATATAATTAAAAAATAAATAAGGAATATTGTTTTTTTCTAAAAATGAATGCAAACAAAACATATAATGTAATGTGTGTTCACTACCCATTGGTTCATATTTTGGTTGATATTTTATATGGTCAGTTAAATTAACATAATAGTAATTACCATCTATATCACAATGTAATCTTCTATTAGGCCCTGACCATTGTATTATAACCAGTTCAGGTTTTTTCTTTTCATTTATTAATTTAGTTATAGATTCTAAACTTTTATGAAATATATAATCATTACCAACTCCACATTGTGAGTCATTGATTAAATCCAAATTATTATTTTTTGAAAGTATGTTTGCCCACGAATTTTCAAACCCAACCAAATAACCATGTGTTATTGAACAACCATTTGTGTATAAAATCATAGATTAAATTAGTTTATTATTTTTTACAATTTTACCACCTCTATATTTATTTTTTAAGGAAAGGTCATCAAAATAGTTCATTTTATCTATACCCACCAATGAACATACTTTTGACAAATCCAACCCAGTTTCATATATACCTTCATATGATATTTGATTAAAATGAAATGAGTTAATTTTTATTTTTTCCAATTCTAATTCTTTAAAATATTTTTCAATATGGTTTTTGTTTTGTTGTAACCAATCTTGTGTAATTTCATATTTGTCGTGCCATTTGTTGTTTAAAGATGCCCATACTTTACTTATGGCTTGGTCATATGAATCATTTCTTGTTAAAATAAAAATTTTGTCCCATGTTAATAAGAATAAATCATTTATATTTTTAATTTTAATATTTTGTCTTCCAATAAAGTTACTCTCAATTTCTTTTACGCAAATTTTACAAACTATATTTTTTTCGGTAAATACTTTATCAATTTCAGATTTAATATTAGAATTAAATGGTTCATTTAACCAATAATAATTTAATTCTTTACTTAACCAT